GATCGTATTGTCTAAATCCTCCAGCTGAATCAATGGGCATGTCCCGAACCCGCCTTGCTCTTCAAAACAGGTATGGATTGAGGTGTAGAAGTTGCTCTGGGCGAAAGTGTTGTACATTAGCTGTTCTACGTCATACAGCCACTGCTTGACAGGCCCGAACCCTGCCAAGTCGGCGTCAGCTAGCCCCATCTTGAACCATGGCCGTGAAGGACTCGCCAGACCACCCTGTAACCCTGCGCCTAGAATCCTGTTGGCACGACTCGCAGCATCGTTAATAATCGACCCGTGACGCCTGACATTCTCGGTTGGTTTTTTGTCGAGAAAATTGCCACGCCTCGGTAAGATGAACTCCTGGACGTCTTCCATTAACGACTTCATCTGCGTGAAATCATTGTCCAGCGCGGTCCATCTATCGTTGTATTTCTTTGTCTCGCTCATTATTGCCCCAAGAGTCTCGGCCTCTGTACGGTTGGATCAGTCACAAGCCCCGCAGAACTCGTGCCGAACGTACTAGCCCTGCCGCCTGCCGTCCTTCGACGTCTTGCTTCTTCTGATTTACGCCGTGCTTCTGCCTCGCCTTCTGCTGTTGCTGCGCCAAGATCAGGCGGTGCTGGTGGAGAGGTGGGCCTGCTAAATGCGGAAATAGCCTGTGTTCCAAGACTTAGAAAACTAGCTCCTACCGCCAATGTGATCGGGTCAATACCCATGTTATAACTCCATAACCGATGTTGATATTACTTGAGGTTTAGGGAAGCCAAACTTTTGGATGAGCTTCGGCCATCTCTTGTCCTCGTAGTCTTCGTTCGCTGCCACTAGGTGTTTAGCTCCGTTCCTGCGACATATCTCCAAAACTTCCGGCCAGTCTGATTGCATGGACCTCAAAACGCCTCGACTCCATCGTTTAACCCGTAAATGGACATTACCCACAGGCCCCTCAAACCTCAGCCCCACATAGCAGTAAACTCCGTCTTCGTCTTCTGCCTTTACCCATAAATGGATCTTCGCCAAATAATCAAAGCACTCCGGCCTACTGACCAAAGAAATCATATTCGCTCTTTGCTTTCGGTGTCCTCGCCATGCCGCCGCCAAGCATCTTGTAATCAGTCTGCGCTTTCACGCTCGACGTTCTGCGGTGTTTCTTGCTGATCTCTACGGGATACGCAAACGTCAACGCAAGAGCATCGCCACAATCAGGAGAGGCTATCCCACGTTTCTTCATGTCGGATTTCTTCTCAAGCTGGAACTGCTCTTTTAACGTGAATCCGTACTCTGGGCCGATTAAGTCGTCAAACAACTCAACATCGTCAGGGTACGCCCCACCAGCCTTCAGCCAGTCGCGCATCCGCCCCCACATCTCGACACGCTTATTGTAATACAAGGTCTTATCGTCAGGGCTGGACCCGAACCATACACCCGTTACGTCATAGCCCCATTCTGTCAATAGGTCGTACACGCTCGCACCGATGGACCCCATGTCGATGAAAATAGCATCAGGCTCTGATTTCTTGATCTCCTGCGCTGCCTGGGCTGCGATGGTCTGTGTGTTCATTGAGCGATATTTCGTCAACCCGTATGCCGCCACGCCCTGTCTCTTAATAAAAACAGTCTGATCGTCTCCGAATCGTGCCACGTCTATGCCCAAAACCTTTGGTCTATCTACAAACGCATGAGGGTGGACCACTCGGCCCCTACCCTCTTCCGCGATGTCTGACGGGATGAATTGCGTGCTGCTGGCTTTGGGGAACTCTCCTTTGACCCTGATACGAAAGAAGTCGGAATCCTCGCCGTAATCCTGCGCCCATTCTTCTATCTGCTCTTTGTTGGTCAGTTGCACAGTCCTGGAGTCGATCCGGTACGTCTTCCATCTGCCCCTATGTTTACCGAAACATTCCCGGAGTCGTCCGGTGTTCCGTGTGGGGTTGCCGAATATAAAGATCATCGGCTCGCCATCTGTCAGCCCACCTTCTGCAACTTCATAAATCTTGTCCGGGACCGCTGACCCTTCATCAAAGATATAGAACGAGGTGGAATCCGGGGCATGCTGCCCTGCAAATGACTCTGAGTTCTCTTCCCTACAGGTCTGGCCGGTGCAATACCATGATTCTTTATAATCCTTGTGAGACATCTTCATGGACCCGCGCCCGGTGTTGACATCAAACCAATGTCCTGTAATACATCGTTTCGTCCAGCGTGCCACCTCTGCCCATGTCTTCGTCTCAAGCTGTGCGCTGGTGTTCGCGGTGACGGTCCCCTTGGCGTATGGCCTGGTGGACATAATGAAGTCACAGGCCCATGCGGTGATACAACTCTTTCCAATACCATGACCTGAAGTTGTCGCCATCCTGACTGGTGGCACGGGCATTGTGCCGGTGAATCCATTCTTCTTGATCTCTGCGCCCCAATCGTCCAACCACTGGCACGCCCATTTATCAGGCCCATACTCTGAGTTGTAACGACTTGCCCACGGTTCTGGAAGTTTAACCAAACTCAGAGCAGGAGTCTTGCCCCACTCATACGCATACATAACAAATCCTAGAGGATCGTCAAAGAATCGGGCCATGTCTTCGGCCAACATTGCGTCGTGTTTGTTCAAGTTTAGGCTTCCCTAATCTTTTTCGACACCCTAATATTGTTCGGGGTGCCTAAGTTGTGGGGTAAAAAAAATTAATCGTGTGCCGCTGATTCGTCCTCTAGGTGGGCATGACCGACAATAGCCACGCCACAATCTGAACCTTGGCCAAGCATGATTTCAGGGAAAGTCCAAGATATGGGCATCTCAAATTCCGCACCATGGAAAGAAATTGTTTTGTTTTCTTCCCCGCTCTCAACTCCCCAGTCGTATCGCTGCGCTGTCATGGTTAAATCCCCAGCCACGAGAAAGGGCTTCTCCGCCTCTCAGTCCTGAGAGATGCCATCATTTCTCGCTCGCTCTTCATTGACTTGCGCTGTTCTTGTTCAAGGTTTCCCATGACGATAATTGCTGCCATAAGTTCATCCTTCGACAACTCAGTGATCGACACACCGAACATGGAAGTTCCTTGAAACTTGTGCCTGTTCTCCTCAACTACACGCTCTGGAAACATCATTTCTCCTCCACCCTAACAACAACCTAACAACGTTTTGGGTTCCAGCCTGTGGGAACTTGGCATTCCGTGTTCGCAAATGCCTGTAGTTCCGTTCACCCGGTTTCCACTCCATTGCTCCATTTTGGGGCCTATTGCTCCTCATAATATGCTATTTGTCCTGCCCACACAGATATAGCGCCTACCGCCATGAATACCGGGCCAACAAAGTTACAGCCCATCTCGCCAAGAGCAATACCACCAAGGAAAGAAACAACCCCGGCGAACACAAGAACGCACATTTTCAAGCATCCCGCAGACATAGCTATTCTTTCCCCCGCTTCCGCGCCTCCTGGATACGCTCCGCCAAGCCAATGGAACCGCTGTGCTTGACCTCTTGCCGGTCGCTGAACCCGTGTTTGCCTAAGACTAGCTTGGCGATGTTAGAATTGAAGTCTCCGCCGAGCCCTTTATTGAGCAGCAACGTCCTCTGTTTACTCTGTATTTCGTCTAATACCCGTAAAAACTCTTGCTTATCTTCGTGCTTCGCCCATTTCTCTACGCATGAGATAGAAACGCCAAGATGCAGTGCTAGTCCGGCTTGCGAAGGTATCACGTCTCCTCGTTCTTGCCATTCATCAAGGTATGACGCTGCCCTTTCCAGGCATTCTTCTGTGTACTTAGATGGCCGCCCGCCGGGCATTACCGTTTCCTCGGAATATATTGTTTGCACCACCCGCCTGCCTGTACAATGGGCCATGGATCTTCTTGCGGTTGTGACGGATGTTTGTATAGTTGCGCCACTGATAAGTCTTTGCACGTTAGAACGCCTTCTTCTTCTGTGCAGTTTCCGCAGTTTTTACAGTTGCAGGTGGTCATTTTATCTTGTCAAGTTTGTGCGCGATTCCTGTTCCGGCAAGCGCAACGCCTATGGCCAGTATTACTTGTTCCCATTGTTCATACGGGTGGCCTAGTTCTTGGAGTGTTTGTGATAATGCCACAATAATAGACCCTGTGATTGTTTTCCAGCCGCTCATTTTTTTCTCTTCTTTTTCTTTTTTAATGCAGCTTTACATACCGCATACGGATTAACCTTTTTGCC